TCGTGAATGCCATTGCCTTGTTGTGCCATACAACAGCAGTGCGGAACGATACTTGATTGTTCGGGGTGCGTGCAAGTGGATCTTTCATGCGGAAGTACACCGAACTATCGCTGTAGACCATGTTGTAACCACGAGCGTTCATGTAACCACGCAGGCTAGCAATCTGATCTTCTGTGGTGTCTTCAACCTCATGACCGTCATTGAACTCGGTGCCAGCACGCTTGCCAAGCAGGTAGCGAGTGTTACGGGTTTGAATGATGTTACCTTCACTGAGCGAACCATCGAGAACAGCCGAAGTGCGAATGGCCTCACCATCACAGAAACGACCAGCCTCGTCGCCATAGATCGCACCACGAAGAATGGTGGAGTCACCACTTCGCAGAGGTGACCACTCTTTCAGGATTGCGTCAAACTGTTGTTTCATTTGTTGCTCCACATTAAGTTGAACTGCTTATTTGAAGATGCCAGATGTTATTTCAGGAATTATCAGTTGTAAAGCACTTTTGACGCTTATAAGAACCCTTACCTTTCTTAGGGCTCTCAGTCTTACTACGGAACAAAGGTGATGTAACAAGTGCACCAACTGCACTGTGTTTGATATCACCTCGTTGATGATCGTGACTCATGATTACCTCTAATCGATGAACATTGTAAACAGTGAAAGAAGTTCCACTATCAACATCAGCGGTTCCCACTTCTTCCACTTAGGAAAGAACTTGTGGATCACAAAACTGGTAATACCCAGCGCTACAATGATGATCGCAATTGCGATGATTGTGTTCATTACTTCACCATATTCTTTGCGTATTTCGCAATAAAGAGCGTGAAGTGTATTGGTAGCGTGAGCCACCAGAGCAATACACATACGACGACAAAGCACGCCATTTCAGAGTTGTCCGTCCGAAGTTTTCGCCGCGCTTCATCAGAAAAACAGTGGTTGGCAGTAAAAATACCAAACGCTAATGCAATCACACCAATAATAAAATAACCAATCACATACGCCCAAACCATGACATCGCTTCCTTCTTGATATAATTAAACAGCTTCATCATCGGATTCACGAAAAAAGGTTGGGTAGACTCGTTTCAGCACGGCCTTACTTACCCCCTCTATTTTCTTACCTTGAAGAACGCTGATCAGTAGGTCAACATCACCGACACTCACGTTTTCCAGAACAAGCTTCAAGTTGCGATCATACACGGCCTTGTTGTCCTTGTATTGCAGCGCTGCATTCAACTTAGGCAGTGCATTCAACAGGGTCATGAAGCCAACTGTGTGAGGGCGATTAGAGGGCTTGTACTCAGGGATCGGATAAGGTTGTTCACCGTTGTAGGCGATGTCAACTAACCAACGAACGTCCTTGCGGTCGTATTGTGCAAGTAAGCGAGCCTTTTCGTCAACCGTTCCATTAAGGTCGGCAACAAGTTTAAAGATCTCGTGTACTGGTAATAGCTTGTTGATCTGTCTCATGAAAAATCTTCCAATTTCGTGTACTGCCTAGGTCCATGACTACCACGCTGCCATGCTTGCTTTTCTTTGGTAGAGCGCTTGTATGGTTCAACACAGCGCAGGTCATCAGTAGTACGTTCACGCGATTTGCGGTTGGAGTTCATTTGCAACAATTTCCTGGATAGATAGAAGTTCAACGTTGAGCAACTTGCAAGCGTTTACTTGCTTAGGGAGTTGACCAGCTGGTGTACGATAATACACCTCATTATATATGATTCGCTTGACTGGTGCTTCTGGCGTTGTCAGAGCGAGCATATGTTTCAGGCAATTGTTACATGGGCAGTGCGTTGAGTAAAACGTTACCTCGTTGTACTTCACCGTCGAACGTGCCATCTCAATGATGGTGTTCATCTCACCATGAATCTCATGCTCTTCAGACCATGCAGAGTGTTCAGGGCCACGCTCTTTGTGCACGTCACAGCAGTTAGGAGCGCCCGATGGCGTCCCGTTGACCCCTGTAGCGATGATGCGACCACGTTCATTGACTGCAAGTACACCGACTTGCATCGACACGCACTTAGACAACAGTGCGAGGTCAAGTGCCATGTTCATGAAGACCTGATGCTTATTCATTATATTGGTTTGTTCCAACTGATCCATGCGATTGTTTGTTTAGCGATGCTGTCCGCGTATTTCTTATCGAGATACGCAAGGGCTGCTGCGTCTGAATCGGTCCAAATGATCTCACCTTGGCGTTCCTTCCATGTAGTACCAGCCCAGCCTAAGCTATTCTCATGCCTATAGTGGCGCCACCAGAACAACCACTTGTACTGTGGATAATACAGGCCGTCCCTTGTCATTTTCACGCGCTGTTTCATGATTGCACATACTCGATGATTTTGGCGTTCTTGGATTTTTTGATGTTACGGATATCCTCTTCGTGTACGTCGTGCAGGAACGACATTGCAGCATCTTGCGTTGAATACCTGACGACGGCGCATTCATCAAAAATCCAGCCCTGCTTGTCATAATGACACCAGAAGAACATACACCTGTACTGTGGGTAGTACCAACCATCTTGTGCTAGACGAACGCGTTTCTTTGTCGGTTTCATTCTTCAGGTTTCCATGTGAACACTTCGATGGCCTGGGCTTTGTGGATCTGATGCAACTCCCTGGCGTGCTGTTTATCTAGGAAATTGCGTGCGTTGTCAAGCGTACGGAAGCATTTGTCTATGCCGTACGGTACCCAGAAGAACAGCATCTTGCGTTCAGGGTAGTAAAATCCATCAGCATATCGCTTGATACGCTTTTGTTTTGGTTGCATCTCACATCACTCCAGGGTTGGCCTAAAAGCATCACGAATCGTTGGATACGAATTATACAGTGGATTGCATGCCTGTATAATAGTATTTTTAAATCGATTGAATCTGAATAATAGTTAAATTCTTTCAGGTCTGGATCGTTCAGGAACGAATTATACAGTCAAAATTTGATCTGTATAATAGTATTTTTAAATTGAATAAGATTGAATGATAGATAAAACCATTTACTGGGTTTGACTCGTGCTGAATCGATCAATAAATAATCTGAATAGAACTCATAACAGATAATAGTCATATGGCTAGGAATTATAAGCAAGGGGTTTTCAAGCCCAAGAATCCTTCGAAGTACATTGGTGATCCTACTAAGGTTGTGTTCCGATCCGGTTGGGAAAATAAGCTGATGCGCAAACTCGATGAAAGTTCAACCATCATTGGCTGGAATTCCGAGGACGTGGTAATTCCATATATCAGTCCTGTAGATGGTCGCGCTCATCGCTACTTTGTAGACTTCCTCGTTGTGGCTAAAGGTCCTACAGGTGAGAAGATTATCACCCTGATTGAAGTCAAACCTTATGCCCAAACATTACAACCAACAATGACTGCAAAGAAGACCAAAGAGCGCTTCATGACTGAGATTGCGACCTATGCAGTCAATCAGGCTAAGTGGGCCGCTGCTGAGGCATATTGCGTCAAACGTGGTTGGAAATTCACAGTACTCACAGAAAACGATATCAACTTCGTTTAAAGAGGTGTAACAGATGGCCGGCGATATTATTGATTCGATCAGCAACACTTATGGCAGCGTGAAAGCGTCAGCCAAAGAGATGTATGACGATTTCATGCACCCTAAAGGTGCGACTTCATATGCAGCACCACCAGAAAAGAAAATTACTCGGATCAAAAGACTTGAGGATAAACTTGCCTCAGGGAAACGTCAATACAAATTTCTGAAGTTCCCGTTGGACGTCGATACCGAAGCAACACAGAACATCATGCTGATCAACATCAACGCGATCAGTGGTTCCCAGTATGCAGGTAAGCAGTACAAGGTTATTGAGGGTGATGAGGCACGCATGGAGCAGAAAGGCTCTAACAGTCTTGCTCGGCACTTCTCAGGCAATACCGTACGCATCGACACTGCGATTGCACTACACATGCCACCATCGATTCAGACATCGTATCAGTCTACATGGAACGCGTCTGATTTAGGGGTTGCAGGGGCTGTGATGGATGCCTGGGGTGGTTCTGGTGACATGTCTTCGTTTGAAGCATGGAAGAATGCATGGAACACATCGAAAGAAGCGCTACCTGAAATCCTGAAAATGACTGGGATTAAGGTTGCTGATGCAGTGCTACCTGGTAAGATCGCTGATGCATATACATGGGCCAATCAGATGGTTGAGAACCCGTATGTTGAAGTGCTGTTTAAAGGTGTGTCGAACCGTACCTTCAACTTCACGTTCAAGTTCATCCCGCGTAGTCCAGCAGAGCAGATTGCAATCAAAGAGATTGTTGACACCCTGAAGTTCCACAGAGCACCAGAAAAGAAGTTGAACATGTCTAACCTCTACTGGAGCTACCCTTCGACGTTCGACATCCAGTTCCTCAAGAAGGATGGTCAAGAAAACGAATGGTTGTTCAAGATCTCCACATGTGCATTGACCGACTTCAACGTACAACAAGGTTCAGATAGCCACTATGCATCGTTTGCCGACGGTAGCCCGTTCTCCACAACGATCAGCTTGAGCTTTACCGAACTTGAAGTGCTTGATAAAAACCGTATTTTGCAGGGCTTCTAATCATGAGTTACTTCACAGCTTTTCCGTTAGTGCGCTATGACAGCTCGTTGCAGGTCAACTTGACTCGGCGTGTTGGTGTGTCGCAAACAATGAAGAATGATCCTGCTTATTACTATGAGCATAACATCGGTGATGGTGATACTCCAGAGAACCTGGCTGATCGCTTTTACGACGATGTCAACCTTGCATGGGTCATACTTCAGTTCAATGACATCGTCAACATCTTCGAAGAGTGGCCTAAACCTCAGTGGGAGTTCGATTCATACGTCAATGCGACCTATGAAGATCCGTATGCAATTCACCACTATGTGGACTACGACGGTAAAGAAATTGACTTCAGCACTGCAAAGCCGTGGGAGCGAATCCCGATCACTAACTATGAACACGAAACCGAGTTGAATGACGCTAAGCGCAAGATCAAGCTGGTACTGCCTGAGTTGGTCAACACAATCGTTAACCGTCATAAAGAAATAATCCAAGAAGGTGTGTAACTAATGGCTCAGTACTCACGTAGCGGCCAATTCGAACTGGTCAAGGCGACAATCTTGACCAACACGTCGAACCCTGTTGAACTCGACCTTGCAACTGCATTCACTGACGCGGTCATCTATGAGACGATCTTTGACTACACAATGTCAGGGAACATCTCGTTTGTCGACACCAACAACCTCGTGCAGAAGTACGGCCTTGGTCGCGGTGAGACTGTGACCTTGCAGTGGTATACTACAGGGATTGAAAACTCACCGATCACAGTAACTGGTCAAGTGTATGACCTGCAGGGTCCGATGCCTTTAGGTGATCAAGCATCTGGTTTCACTCTGCACTTTGCATCACCTGAGTTCATCGCATCGATCCAGCAGAAGCTCTTTACGGGCCATAACGAGGCGTGCTCCGACATCGTTGAGCGTATCCTCAAGAAGATCAGCAGACAAGCGCCAGCGAAGCCTAAGGGGCTCACAGTGACACGCACGCGCAACATTGAACACATCGTCTTCAGTGGTCATACACCTGATCGTGGTATCGACATGTGCTGCCGTCGGGCCATCTCGACAACTGGCATGAACGGTTATTTGTTCTATGAGGACAACTCGGAGTTTCGCTTTGTGCCGATTGAGGAACTCTATGCTCAGGATCCTGTCATAGAATATGTCTATCGTAGCGCGCCAACCTACAACGATGTCGAGAACGCCCACGAAGAGAGCTTCAACACCTTTCAGGAATTCGAGATCGAAGAGTCAAACAAGTTCATTGATGACCTGCATGATGGTCAGTATGGTTCAGCACAC